GGGTCTTTATTCGCTTCGGGTACTCCTTTGGATCCCTCCGTTTCCCCTATTCCTCTTTAGTCTAAGCCCTCGGTTCCAGATTCTTTCTTCCAAAAAATATGTCTAGTATTTTGTATATCATCTGCGCCACTTTTTTGAAGTTTGACCATGCATTTCCCCAATTTACCGCTCTTGTTATTGTTCCATCCGGTGCTTGATTATTATAGAAATAATACACTGGCATAAATTCATTACTCGATACTCTTTCACATATATAAAATGATTGTGTTGAATAAAAAACGTAGCCCATTTCTGTAAATTCAGGTATATCAGTAATATCATAGTACGATTGGCCCGTTGGTTGTATTTCATGATAAGTACCATCCAATTGCGAATCACAGTAAATGCCAATTAAATCGTTAGACAGTGGACAATATTTTAGGTCTCTGGCATATGTAAAATACTCTTTCTCAACATCTAGCTTTATATAGTGTTTTTTCCGTGCTTCAAACTCCTGACATTCATTTTGTGATGACAAAAAGCTAATGAAATCCATTCCTGAGTCAACTATATATACTGCTAACATTGGGCAATTAGATATATCGATTTGGTTAAGTATCTTTAGTACATTTTTGCCATCTGTTGTATCATCGTACTCACTGAATTTTATGTATACTTGTGAATATGATTTAAAAGGTTCATAAACTGTTTCATTTACTTCTGAAGCGCGCGATTTTGGATACATTACACAAATATTATTGTTGTTTACTGGTTTCATTACTAGCTGGCCAATGGCCGTAGTCGCAAGGAAGAGAAGCCTCAGCATATTGCTGGATTACTATTTCC